CAATTCAGGCAGGAGATTATGGCGGAATTCGTCACAATGTCGGGCACACTCTGCAAGTCGGACTGGCTGAAATACATGCCAATGCCTAGCCCGCAGCAGCTTGTGCAAATTACCATGGGCGTGGATTTGGCGATTAGCACCAAAGAAGAGGCAGATTTTACCGCGATTGCCGTGCTTGGCAAATTGCGAGACGGTGAGACGGTGATACTTGATGTTTTCAGGTTCAAGGGTTCGTTTCACCAGCAGCAGCAAGAAATCAAGCGCATGGCCGCGAAGTGGTCGCCACGGATTATAGCGATTGAAACCGTGCAATATCAAGCCGCCGTGGTGCAAGAGCTGATGCGTACAACCAGTTTGCCCGTGATTGGGGTGACCCCCGACAAGGACAAGGTCACCCGAATGTTGCCTGTTCTGTCGCGATACGAGCATGGACACCTATACCACGCACAAGGTTTAAACAACGACTATGAAGCCGAATTGTTGGCATTCCCATACGGTAAGCACGACGACATGGTCGATGCGGTCGCCCACGCATTCGCAAAACTAAACCAGCCAGCTAGCAGCTTTGCCAGTGCTGGCGACGCAAGGCGTTTTTAAAAAAGGTCAAAAAATGAAACTAATCGCATCAATCAAGCAACGCGCGTCCGAAGTTTTTGCATCGTCAAACAAAGACACGAAGCCCAAGGGTTCGGCACTCTTTGAAAATACCACTGCTATTGAAACGATGGCTTCGTATTTTGCACGAATGGGCGATGAAGATGAGATTCTGCGCAAGGCAGGCATTACGCGCAAGGACTTACGCATGCTGCTTGCCGATGATGAAATCGCAGCAGCGGTCAATACACGGCTTGATGCGCTAATCGGTACAACATGGAAACTGGACAGCACCAGCCGCGCGGCAAAATTCGTGCAAACAGAGTTGTCGCGCGTGATTCAAAAGGTGCTAACTATTGCGCTTGATGGTCGCTGGTATGGCTACAGTGTGGCTGAAATCATCTATCGCGATGATGGCACGCAAATTGGCATTCAGTCCGTGCTTGAGAAGCCATTCGAGTACTTTTTACCCAAAGCTGATGGTTCGCTTTGGTTCGTCGGCGGCACAAACACGGTGCAACAGGTCGAGCTGAAAGACATGCGCAAATTCATCTACAGCACAAGTCGAGTCACCGAACGGCAACCCATGGGGGAAGCATTGTTTAGCCGCTTGTACTTCGCTTATTCGTTCAGACAAGCAGGCTTTGAGTTTTGGGTGCAGTGGCTTGAGCGGTTTGGCACGCCTTTGTTGGTTGGCAAGGGCATTGACCCTGACGCAGTCGCCCAAGCCTTGGCAAGCGCACGCCGTCACGCCAGCATTGGTGTTGGGCTTGATGGTGATGTCAAGATGTTGCAGGACACCAGCAATGGCACGCAATTCGTGGAATTCAATCGCGTGATTAGCGAACGAATCCAAAAAATGATTTTAGGGCAAACGCTGACAACAAGCGTGGGCGCATCGGGCAGTTATGCAGCTGCTAAAATCCACAACGAAGTTAGGGGCGACAAGCGAAAATCGGATATTCGACTGGTCACGCCTGTGGTTCAAAAGCTGGTCAATGACTTGTGGCAGCTAAACAACTTCGCCGGTGAGCCTCCGAAATTCATCATGGAAGACGAAACAGGCTTAGAAGTCGAACGAGCAGGGCGTGATGCAATTCTTGCTGAAAAGCTAGGCGTTAAGTTTTCAACACAATACTTGCAAGAACAGTATGCGCTTAAGGCTGGCGATTTTACGCTTGATGTTGCAGCACCAGCACCGACAGCAACGCAAACAGGGTTAAGTTATCGATTTGCAGCGTCAAGCGACGACACGCAATCCATGGTTGATGCGCTGGCTGACGAAGCCGTGTCAGGCTTTGTGTCGCCCTTGTCTGATACTGAAATCAGGCGAATGATTAAGGAATCGGTCAATCAAGAGGAGCTGCTGAAAAAGATGGGCTTCGCACTGGCGCAGTACAATGACAGCATGACTATCAAAGAGCAAGCTGACATACTGGCACGCACGCTGTTTGCAGCTGATGTGATTGGGTACTGCAAGGCAGCTAAAAGATGATTACGCTATCATTGCCATACCCCGTTTCGGCTAACCGATACTGGCGAAAAACACGCACAGGACGGACTTACATTAGCCCTGATGCGATGGCTTATCGCCAGTCCGTTGCCATGGCTTGCAAACAAGCAAAAATAGCGCAAATTGCAGGTAAGGTATCGCTTGCGGTGTGTTTACACCCCAAAATGACCCAAAAAGGCACGGCAAACAAGGCTTTGATTGACCTTGACAACGCTTTGAAAGTCACGCTTGATGCACTCATTGGTCACGCGTATGAAGATGATCAGCAGGTGAAGCGCATCGTGATTGAGTACGGCGAACCAGTCATAAACGGCGGGCTTAGTGTCGTGATTGATGATTATCAAGGTGAAAATCATGGCGGATAAAAAGCAAGAGCCACCCAAAATAAACGACATTCTTGACGCGATTGAGTACGCCAAAGCGCGTGAGGTTGTGCTGCCTGAAGTGTTTTACGGTTTGCTTGCGCAGTATCAACAGTTGGCTTTTACAGTCATGGGGCTGGCAGCGATTGCGCAAATTGAAGCCGTCGCAGTGAGTTTGAATGCAGCGATTGAAAGTGGCAGGAGCTGGGACGGCTGGGCGAACGAAGCGGTGCAAAAACGCTGGGTGCTATCCAAAGCACACGCGGATACGATTATCCGCACGAACGCGCAAGTGGCTTACAATGCAGGGCACTGGCGCAGCTTTGAGCAAAACAAAAACATCTATCCATATCTAATGTACAGCTCGATTAGAGACACACGGACGCGTCCAAGCCATCTAAAGTTAAACGGGGTCGTCCTGCCCGTCAATGACCCATATTGGCACACGCATAGCCCGCCTTTGGGCTTTAATTGTCGTTGCGCACTTATCAATTTGAGTAAAAAGGAGTATGATAAGATGGCTGAAAACGGCTCAATCGTCGACCCGCCTGATGTTGAGCCTGATAGTAAAGGGTTCGGACGCGTGCCAACCATCGATGATATGATTGCGATGATGGAGAAGATGGCGAAAGAGCGAAAAAAGGCGGCGGGGGTTTAATTTAAAATTATTTTTAGGGGTGAAAAATGAAGGTTACTTGTAGGGTTTGCGGCAAGGAAAAAGAGCAGGGCTCTCGTTGTGACCATGGGCTTTCACCATTAGCATTAGCTGACGCTCCAAGTAGAGCTGATAATACTAATGCATGGTTAAAGTTTATTTTTATATACATTATTATTTACATATCAATTTTTTTGTATAAAAACATGCAAGACACGAAAGGTAAGCAAGCTGCTGAAATAGTAAAAATACAAACAGCAACAGCAAAACAGCAGCAATAAACGCAGCAGCTATACCATCAAGCGTGTCATTTTCGTTTGCTGACAGCTGGCAAATCAAAAACAATGATGGCAGCGTAGATTATTCGGATTCATTCACGATGAATAACGCGTATGGTCAAGAGCTAAAGTACCGCATTAAGTGCCATTTTGATACGCCTGATGGAATACCGTCGCATGATATTTATCGAACACGCCTATTGTTCGGCTTTTTTATCCATTTACCTAAATTTTTGACATAGTTTAAGCCAAAAAAACCCTGTAATTTACGCGTAAAGGGGCAAAACATGGACACAAACAACAATCAATATCAATTTGCATCAAGCGCGGGATTCGCCATTGATGCGACTGTTGAAAGCGATGCGACGCGTAAGGTTAGCGTCATTCCGTACAGCGGTGGCGCGATTACTGACCACGGCTATTGGGACAAGGTAATTTTTGACTTATCAAGTGTGCGCTTTGACGCTGAAATACCGCTTTTGTTTAACCATGACCCACATCGGGTGATTGGTCGCGTCAATTTGCGCGTGCAAAACGGGCAGCTAGTCGGCGATGGTGTGCTTTATTCTGGCATTGATGATGACGCGCAAAGTATCGCAGCGAAAGCCGACGCGGGGCACAAGTGGCAAATGTCGATTTGGATTAACCCTGAAACGATTGAACAAGTCGGTGAAGCCACCGTGATGATTAACGGCAACCCATTTAACAATGGGCATATTTTCAGAGGCGGGTTAATCCGAGAATGCAGCATTTTGAGCATGGGCGCGGATAGCAACACGAGCGCGACAATTTTTAATTTTGGCGAAAAGGACAAAAACATGGAAAGAACAGAAGCAATCAATCAAGAGCTGGAAGCTGCACTTGCAAAAATTGCGCTACTGGAAGCAGAAAGCGCAGCAAAAGACGCACAAATTGCGCAGTTTAGCGCATCAATCGCAGAAAAGCGTGTGGAAGATGTGAAGCAGCTTTTTAGTGTGATTGGCATTGAGTACAGCGAGGAAACCGCCAAGCCGTATTTATCGATGGATAGCAATCAGTTTAGCAGCGTGTCCGCAAACATGACGGCTATTAAAAACACACAGTTATCACGACCAGCGCACCTGTTTAGCAACAGTACGCCAATTAGTGCAAGCGACACACAAGTCGGGACTGGCATTGTCGCAGCAGCCAAACAAAGAAACCAAGGAGTTTAAAAAATGGCGAATACATTAGTTATCGGCTCATACAGCCAGCCAGTTATCCCCAGCGATGTCATCGCGTGGGAGGTTTATGAGTACCACAGCCGTCAGGTTGGCGTAGTGACCTCAAGCGTGGAGTTGGAAATTGGGACGGTTCTCGCATTTGATACAGGCACTAACGCATGGTTACCGATTACCGCAGCAACCGCAGCGACAGCGCAAGCCGTGCTGGTTGAGAAGCTAACCCCACAAGTCGTAGGTTCGCCTGAAAACTTTAAAGGGCAAATGATGCGACGCACTTGCAACCTGAAAGACAAAGGGTTGATTTACCCCGCCACGCTGACCGCTGCTCAATACGATTCAATGATTGCCAGCCTTGAGGGCTTTGGCATTATCGTTAAACACACTGTTTAAAGGAAAAATAACATGGCGATGATTACAGCACCAAACGCATACAGCTACAGTGAGCTTCAAGAGACGATGCGTATCTTGCCTTACATGCCAATGGAAATTGGCAAAGAGGCTACTTTTCAGGACAAATACATTGCGACTAGCACGGTGACGATTGGCGTGCGTGATGGACACATTAGCTTGCTTGTGAGCAATGGACGCGACACGACGAAAGAGCATCGTGACAAAGGCAAAATGCGCACATTCCAAATTCCACGGTTTGTGCACAGCGAGCACATTGACAGCCGCGATGTGCAGAACTACGCGAATGCTACCCAAGGCGGGCTTGAAAGCATGAACCAGTTTATGTTGGATGCTTTAGAGCCAATGCGCCAACACCATGAGCTGACCCACGAATGGTTCCGCATGGGGGCGATTAAAGGCGAAATCTTGGACGGCGATGGTACCGTGCTGACTAACCTTTTTACTGACTTTGGCGTGACCCAGCAAACCTTTAACTTCGCGCTTGGCTCCGCAGCGACCGATGTCCCGATGATTTGCCGCAACATTGCCCGTTATTTTGAACAGCTTGGGCAAATGGGCACGCCACGCATTCGTGTTGCACCTGACTTTTTCGATGCGTTGATTAGCCACCCGACGGTTGAAAAGTTCTATGTCAACGCCAGCCAAGCCGTGCAAATGCTAAATGGTGGTATTCGCAAAGGCTTCATCATCGGTGGCGTGGAATTCGTGGAATACGCAGCACAAGCGACAGACATTAACGGTACTGTGCATCAGTTTATTGCAAACGGCGAGGGGCACGCGTACATGCCAAACCCAGCCTACTTCAAAGGCTATTTTGCGCCCGCTGACTTTAACCAAAATGTGAACCTGATTCCAAAACAACAGGTTTATGTGAGTGTCGAGCCAAAGATGCACGACCGTGGGTATCACATTCATACCCAAAGTAATTACCTCGCCTTGCCATTGAACACGCGGGCGTTGGTTAAAGTGTTGGCGGTGTAATCATGCTAATGACGGTTGCAGATTATGTGAGCGAATACGGGCAAAACGAGTTTGACGACCGCACGCAAGCCCGTCGCAACATTGTCGGTGACCCTCAAGTGTGGCAGTGGTGCAATGACCAAGCCAGTGCAGACATGTACGCGCGGTTATCCGTTTGTTGGGTCACGCCGTTCCCTGTGTTGCCGACCAGTTTGTATCAAATCTATTCGTCCTTGGTTCGCTTTTACATGTGGCACGACCAAATCGAAGAGGCTAATTTTATTTGGATTCGGTACAAGTGGGCATTGGCGGAGCTAAGCAGGCTGGTAAATGGCGTGTGCACTTTGATTGATGGCTTAACACCCATCAGTCCAGCACCTGTGCAAAACCCGAATAACCGCAGTGGTGGCGTTGCAGTGCATTCCCGTGGTGAGCGATTTACTGACGAGCTGCTAGCGTGCTGGAGGTTGCCATGATTTTGAATGTGACAAGCAATAGCCGAATAATCCAAAACACGCTTAGAAAGCTACAGCTTCGCTTGATTGAAACCCGCCCGCTGATGGTAAACATTGGTGGAATTATCCAGTCAAGCGCACGCAAAAGGATCGCAACCACCAAGCAATCGCCAAACGGTCAAGCATGGAAGCCGCTTTCACGGCGAACAGTAGCAGAACGAATAGCAGAAGGTCGCGACCCCTTGGATATTTTGCGCAGAACAAGCGCGTTGCTGAACAGTATCCAGCTTGGCGAGGCAACGGCGAGCCGCGTGACGGTTGGCTCACCGCTTGAATACGCAGGCAAGCACCAACTTGGCGACCCAGCGAATCGCATCCCAGCGCGTCCGTTCTTGGGACTTGATGATGACGACAAAGAGGTGTTAGAGCTGGCGGCCGTGCAGCATCTTGAGGTGGCACTACGATGAATAACTTCGCACTGGAATCGCAAATTGTCGCACGGCTTGGCTTGCTTTTACCGCAGCTCGCGGAAATTAGCGGAATGTCGAAAATCAACTTTACGCGGAACGGCTATGTTCCGCCTTTGTTCCCCAGCGCGTCGGTGATTCACATTGACGATACAGCAAATGACAGCCAAAGCACGGCGGGGCAGGTGATTACACAGCATTGGCAGGTCATCTTAGGCGTACATGAGATGAAAGACATTGTCACGAACGAGCAGAACCGCGTGGCACTGGGTTCGATTATTCACGATGCACGAATGGCATTGTATGGCTGGATTCCGTCACCCGATGGTGGCATCGTGTTCGGCAAGGTTCGCGCTCACGGCACAAGCGCACTGACAAATGATGACCGTGGGCGAGTGTATTACCCGCTGAATATCGCAGTCGATTTAAAACTGAATTTAAAAAAAGGGTGCTTTGATGAAGCCTAAAACAAAAATTGAGATGGGGCTGGAGTTTGACGGTATCACGACATCGGTCACGCTGAACGCCAGCCACACGCACAAAGGCATTGACTATCACGCAGGCGCAATTTTGCAGCTTGAGCACGCCCAAGCAAAGTGGATTACGAAGATGGGCGTAGGATATTTAACCCCAACACACGAACCAAAACCACTAAACAACGAAGAAAAGGAAAACGAAAATGGCAAATGATTTTACACGATTAGCTGGCTTGCAAGGTTGCGTTTCTATCGCTGAACGCAACCGCTTAACGGGCGGGCTGAAAACCGCGTTTCGGCATGTTGGCAATGTGTCGGACTTGCAAATCTCAATGAAAATTGACCGCAAAAAGAAAAAGGAAACCTGCTCAGGTGCTTACGGCTTGCTTGGCACGCTTATCACTGGGCGAGAGGCTGGCGTTAAAATCAAGATGGATAGCTGGGTGCTTGAAAACTTAGCCATGGCAGTTTCTGGTATTGGCACAAGCGTGGTATCAGGTACCGTGACTGGTGAACAAATCCTTGAGGGCACAGCGTTTATCGGTGGTGATGCTGCTTTTAAGTACCCGAATGTGTCCGCCGTGGTCATCAAGGACAGCTTGGGCACGACCTTGGTCAATGGCACGGACTACAAACTATTCCCGATTCGCGGCAAGATTGAGTTCTTGAATGTGACAGGCTTTACTGCACCGTTTGCGGC